TATGACATCAGATAACCCAGGATAGAATATGAGTGGAGGAGGAAGTTTTACATCAGACCAGTCGGTTGTTCATGCTACAAGCACAACACAAATGGTGCCTACAACAAGAAGAGCTAGATTGACTTCGATACAAGGAAAAGGAAATAGTGCAAGTGGTTCAATTATTTTTAAAAGTGGGGGAGCTGCAGGCACAACGGTTGCTACTTATCTTTTTGGTGAAGAAGGTTTAGATATGTATTTACCAGGTTCTGGTATTTTGTTTGCAGAAGGTATTCATGCAACAATATCTGGCACGGGTGGTGTAACAATTACATTTACGTAAAATGTATAAAAAGTTAGAAGCTTTTAATAGAGGTGGTGATGTGATGCCAGCTCGTAATAAAAAAAATTTCAGGGCTACTAAAAAAGGTGCTGGAATGACAGAAGCTGGAGTTGCTGCTTATAGAAGAGCAAATCCAGGATCAAAATTGCGAACAGCCGTTACAGGCAAAGTAAAAAAAGGATCAAAAGCCGCTGCAAGAAGAAAGTCATACTGCGCAAGATCTGCAGGACAAATGAAGAAGTTTCCGAAAGCTGCAAGAGATCCAAATTCAAGGCTTAGACAAGCTAGAAGGAGATGGAAATGTTAAAAAAAATTTGGAATAAAATTAAAGAATTTTCTAAGAGATTACTTTTTTGGACTAGGTAATGAACTTAGTAGATTTATTAAAAAAAAATATTGTCATGGTTCCTGTAGTGGCATCTGTTTTAGTTGGTACTTTTACAGGTGTTCGTTACGTTGTTAATCTTACAGATAGTATTAATGGCTCAGAACAAGAGATAATAAATTTACAGAGAGATTTAAAACAAGCTCAAAAAAATATATCAGAAATAAATACAAGATTGTCCTCAGCTGAAGCAACATGGCAGATGGCAGAAAATTTATATAGGCAGTTAGCGGATGAGGTTAGAGAACATGCTTATGATATAAAAGATTTAAGTAGATAGGATTTATGAATCATGGAGAACGCCAGGATGAATTATTTTTTTACGGCAATATTAATAGTTTTAATTTGTGTAATGGCAATCTTTGTGGAGCCTGCTTATCCTAGAAATGAGTATCTCAATGATGGTACTAATACTTGCAGTACTGGCGATCTTAGCTTATCAATCGAACAAAGAGACTCAGAAAATAGGTATAGACACAATAATCCTGACAACAATTACAACAGCCCTAGTGATGATCAATCAATAAGACTGACCTGGAGAAAGTATCTGGGTTCTGCCTGCACAAAAGAATTTAGACAAGTACAAACAGAAAACGCACAACTTAAGCAACAGTTGGAATTAATGAAAATGTGTGGAAAAGTAAACAATAACCCAACTATTCAACGTAATCCTAACTTCGCATTGCTAGTACAAAAATGTTCTGGTATAATCATACCTGAGAACAAAAAGCCTGAAGGTAGTCATTGGGACGATCTGAAAGATAATTACAAAAGAGAAAATCCTGATTTAAAACTGATGGGCGATAAGTTTATAGGACCAAATGAGTAATAAACCTTTAAAAATTTCTGAGCAGGCCGCTGTGCAAATGCCGATGAAAACGGTAGCCTCTTTGATCATGATGGTTGCAATTGGCACTTGGGCATACTTTGGTCTTCATGAAACACTCAATCAGCATTCAACAAAAATAGAATTGATGCAAAAAGATTTAGAAGCTAATTCAGAATTTAGAATTAAATATCCAAGAGGTGAGTTAGGTCAATCAAGTGGGGAGGCGGAGCTCTTCATGTTAGTGGAACATATCGCAGGATTATTAGAGGACATAGATTCAGAGGTAAAAAGCATGAGAAACAATGCAGTTAATATAGAATTTTTACAAGAAAGAACAAAGAAACTTACAGAAGATGTAGAAAAATTAATTAGAAACGGAAATGGTCATTAATGATTGAATTAGTTTTTGCTCTTTTATTAATACAAGACCATAAAATTATAGAGCATCGTTATCACGAGTCTTTATCAAGCTGTATGAAGGCCAGACGTTATGCTATGAAAGACCGTAGCCCAACAGATAGAGTTGTATTTAAATGTCTGCAATCTAAGGCAAACATAGAAGTATATATGGGAGAGAAGAAGATTACTTCATTAATATTAGAATGATAAATTTTATAAAAAAGCTCTTGGGGTTTGATATACTTGAAAAAAGAATTAGAATATTAGAAAGAAAAAATTATTGGAGAGAAAAATATAAACATGGCTTACCTCAACGCAAACATTCCTCCAATATATTGTAAATTAAGAAAGGAGTATCTTTATGACCTTAAGAAACATCATGGAGAAAGTGAAGATTGTGTTATCTTCGGTCTTACGTCAATTTCAGGACGTGCCATCTTATTTAACATCATGTTACCAAATGGTGCATGCTATTGGCGTTTGCCTATCTCAGCGTTCTTCCAAAAATCACATGATCGAGCCGATGTGCCGAATATGCAGACGCACGAGTTGGAATTGTGGAACTGTTTTAGTTATTGGCCTAGTGTTCATTGCTTTGACTGGTTGGATGGTGTAAACGGAAAATTTTTAGGACTAGATAAAAAATTTTATCATGGCAAATATTTATTCACCATTGACTGGGGTCATCCAGAAACTAACATCTTGGATACTGAGCATTCTGAAATACCTCAAGAACATAAGTGTGCGCATATACTGGCTCTTGATAACGGGAATTTTGCAGCTCAGCCTAATAATCGTCTTCTTTGGCACATTAACAGTTATACTACTGATGACAGCTGGCCAGACTACAGTGTTCAAACCACTTATTGGGATGCGGAAGATAACAACATGGTTACAGAAGACAGCGATAAAATGTTCTACCAAATGGAGGAAAAAAAATGAATCTTAGTCGTAATTTTACTTTATCAGAGCTTATTAAATCAGATACCGCTATACGTAAGGGCATAAATAATAATCCTAATGCAGAGCAAATAGAAAAACTAAAATTATTGTGTGAAAATATACTTCAACCAGTGCGAGATCATTTTGGCAGAGTAAAAGTGACTAGCGGGTTCCGTTCAGTAGAGCTTTGCCAAGCTATAAATAGTTCAGTTAATAGCCAACATGCAAAAGCTGAGGCTTGTGATTTCGAATGTGTAGGAGTTGATAATGCTGAATTGGCTGATTGGATTCACAAGAACCTTTCGTATGATCAGCTAATCCTTGAGTTCTACACTCCAGGCGAACCTAATAGTGGATGGATACATTGTTCCTGGATACAAGATCAACCACGAGCATCTTACTTATGGGCCTATAAAAGTGAAGGAAAAACTAAATATAAACCAGTTCTTGGTAAAGCAAAAGACCTCATCTAATCCTATTGCCAAAAAACTAAGGTCTAGAACTTACAAACCAAAAGTGATACAATCCAAGAAGTTGTATAACCGTAAAAAGGAGAAACATGGCCATCAAACACAGGATTAAATTCAAAGCAGCAATGGGTAGAGCAGCGTTTAGCGAGACTACATCAAAAGCTCCAGGCACCAAAATGAAAGAAGAACCATATATTGGAAGTTATATAACTTCTCAAATAGATGGAAAATACATGAGCAATAAAAGTTACGAAAAATATTATGGTAACTTATTGAAAGGATTTAAAAATAAATAATGTATAGAAAAATGTTACTTGGAGGATTACTTACAAAAGGTTTAAAAGCAGCTGTCAAATCAAAACCTTATCAACAGTTTAGAAAAAAAGCTATGAAGGATACAGCCGCATTATACAAAAAGGCACCTCAAATGGATCCAAGTAGAGCTTCATTTAAAGATAAAAAATTTATGAGAGGTTTACAAAAATTAGACACTCAAAGAGCAAAAGGTCAAAAACTTGTAGATATGACACAATTTGTTATTCTTAGTGCAAGAAAAGCTGGTAAGAAACCGATTGTAAGAGAAATGAGAAAAACAAGAAGAGGGTTAGCTAATTATGCAAAAAGTTTAAATACAAAAGCAAAAGCTATGATGAATAGAAAACTTAAAAAGAAAAAATTAAACTAATATGGCAACATCTGGAACTACAGCATTTGATTTAAACATAGATGAAGTAATTGATGAAGGTTATGAAAGATGTGGCCTTTCAACTAATTCAGGTTATGATCTTAGATCCGCAAGAAGAAGCCTAAACTTACTTTTTGCTGAGTGGGGAAATAGAGGTATTCACCTTTGGAAAGTAAATTTAAACGAAATAACATTAGTTAATGGAACAAACGAATATACTACAGCTTCAAATGTAAATGATGTTTTAGAGGCATATGTATCTACAACTTCTGGACAAACAGCTAGTACTCAAGATGTTTCACTTACTAAAATTGATAGATCAGCTTTTGCTGCGATGCCAAATAAAGGTTCAACAGGTCAACCATCACAATATTATGTACAAAGACTAGATCCAGTACCAAAAATATTTTTATATATTACACCTGATGCAAGTACATATACACATTTAAAATATTATTCTATTAACAGAATTGAAGATGCTGGTTCTTATACTAATCAAGCTGATGTAGCTTACAGATTTTTACCATGCATGTGTGCAGGTCTTGCTTATTATTTAGCTATGAAAAAAGCACCACAACTAGTTCAACAAAACAAATTAGTATATGAAGACGAATTAAAAAGAGCTTTAGATGAAGATGGTCAAAGAGCATCAACGTTTATTGCACCACAAACATTTTATCCAACGGTAAGTTAATATGGCAAAGTACGCAACAGGTAAAAGATCTCAAGCAATATCAGATAGATCTGGTCAAGCATTTCCATATAATGAAATGGTCAAAGAATGGAACGGATCATTAGTGCATATATCTGAATTTGAACCTAAACAACCACAAATACAAAGAAGATATAATACAGCTGATGCAATTGCATTACAAAATACAAGACCACAAAGATTTCAACAACCACAAACAATGAAATCTTTAAATCCTACATTTGCACCAAATGATAATACCATTGTGGATTCAGGAGGAGCTACAGTGACAGTTGTAAATGTAAGTTTACCTGGAACATTTGATTTTGAAGTAGATAGAAATTTGTTTACAGGAAACGGTATAACAACAACAGTTGCATCAATGGTGCCACAAAATCCATCTGCAGAAAATAGAGAAAGACAGCTTAACATATCACTAGGGAGTGTAACAATTACAATATAATGGCAATTTCATATACAAATTTTTTAACACAAGTAAGAAGCTATTCAGAGGTAGATAGTAACGTTTTATCTGATACTTTAATAGATCAATTTATTAGAAATACAGAATTAGATATCGCAGGAAAAGTTGATTATGACGATACAAGAAAATACTCAACATCAAACTTTAATGCTAATAAAAGATTTTTGGTAATGCCATCAGACTTTTTAGTTATAAGATCATTACAAGTTTTTGCAGGATCTGCTTTAAGCACTGCAAGGACTTACATGGAAAAGAGAGACACTAGTTTTATATCAGAATTTAATGGCTCTGGAGCTACTGGTCAACCTAGGTTTTACGCAAATTGGGATGAAAATAATATTATTGTGGCACCTATACCTGATCAAGCATACGCAGTGCAATTAAATTATATTATTACACCTCCACATTTTGACAGTACAACCACAACATTTTTATCTCAGTATCAAGAAGGAATGCTATTACATGGAGTTCTTGTTGAAACTTTTGGCTTTTTAAAAGGGCCCATGGATATGTACAAATTGTATAAAGAGAGGTATAATGAAGCCTTACAGGCTTTTGCGATACAACAAATGGGTAGACGTAGAAGAGCTGAATATGATGATGGGGTACCAAGACAAAAAATTGCATCTCCATCACCAAACACAATATTATAAGGAGATTAATTATGGCAATAGCACAAGCAGTAGCAAACACATTTAAAAAAGAAATACTTGAAGGTATTCACGACTTAGAATCAGGTGGTGATGTTTTCAAACTTGCACTTTATACAAGTGCAGCAAACTTATCAGCAGCAACTACATCTTTCACTACAGGTAGTGAAGTTGCAAATACAGGTCAGTACGCGTCAGGTGGAGGAACGTTAACTGGACAATCAACTTCATTAGATACAGGTGTAGCAATCGTTGACTTTGCAGAATTATCATTTACTGGAGTAACACTTACAGCAAGAGGTGCATTAATTTACAATACATCTGAATCAAACAAAGCTGTAGCTGTTTTAGATTTTGGTGGAGATAAAACTGCGACTGCAGGAACTTTTACAATTCAGTTTCCTGCGTTTAATTCAACAGCAGCAATATTAAGAATTAGTTAAGGGAGGTTGCATGGCTCTTGTCATAGATGATAGAGTTAAAGAAACAAGCACCTCTACTGGAACTGGAACAGTTACCTTATTAGGTGCTTCACAAGACTTTATAGGATTTGTTGGAGGTATTGGTGCCAGCAATAGTACGTACTATTGCATCACAAATACTGGATCTGATGAATTTGAAGTCGGAACTGGCGTTGTTAATGCAGGAGTAACTTTAACAATTACAGTGGTGGACCCTGGCGGTGGCAATAAATATTATACGGATGGTAGTTTACAAACAACAATTAATTTAGCTGAGGGAGTTGTATATACATTTAATATGGATGCAGCTTCTAACGCAACACATCCTCTTAAACTTTCTACAACATCTGATGGGACACACAATAGTGGTACAAGTTATAATACAGGAGTTGTCTATAAGTTAGACGGTTCTGTTGTAACAGAATCTGCATATGTATCTGGATACGCTGCAGCCACTACAAGAAGATTAGAACTTACAGTTGCAGCATCAGCACCAACTCTTTACACGTATTGCTCATCTCACTCTGGTATGGGTTATGCACTTACAACTACTGGCACAGGGACTCTTTCAAGAGCAACAGTAATATCTTCCACTAATTCAAATAATTTAGTTAATTTTGGTGCAGGTACGAAAGAAGTTTTTTGCACAATTCCATCAACGAAAACTATTTCACCAGTTATGGAAGCAACAACATATGTTGTTACACATAATTCAACCTTATCTGAAGATCAAACTTTAGACTCAGGTGTATTAGCAGGACCAGTAACTATAACAGCAACACAAACAATAACAGGAACCTTGGTAATTATTTAATGAGCACAATAGAAGTAGATAAAATTCAACAACAATGCGGTACTACTTTAACAGTTGGTGGTGGAGCAAGCAAAACTGTAGTTGCTGATGCAACCACTGTTACATTAGGTAGATGTGGTGGAACTGTGGCGTTAGCTTCAGGTGCTAGTCAAACAGGTTTTGGTAGAACAGGGACTGTCGATTGGCAAACAACTCCAAAGACAGCTACCTTTACAGCAGCAAACGGAGAGGGGTATTTTATAAATCAAGGAAGTGCGATTACTGCAAATTTACCAGCAGGATCAGCAGGGGCAATAGTTGCTTTTTCTGATTACGCAAGAAATTTTGCAACTTATAATTTTACAATATCACCAAATGGATCAGAAAAAATTGGTGGTGTTGCGGCTGATTTGTCTTTAACGGTAAATGGTCAAGCTTTAACATTAGTTTATGTAGATGGCACAAAAGGTTGGGTTAATGTTCAAAACGCAGAAGACACAGAGACAGGATTATCTTTCATATCAGCAACAGGTGGAACAATTACTACTGTTTGTACTGATTTTAAAGTTCATACTTTTACAGGTCCTGGAACTTTTTGCGTATCAAGTATTTCAAATATAGCAGCTAATAATACTGTGGGTTATCAAGTAGTTGCAGGTGGTGGTGGAGGTACTTTTAGTCCTAGTATGAGAGCTGGAGGTGGTGGAGCAGGTGGTTTTAGAGAAGGTAGAAATGCAACAGTAGATAATTTTACAGCATCGCCTTTAGTAGCGAATGCTCCAACAAATGCAGTAACAGTTACAGCAACAGCTTTTCCGATCACAGTTGGTAGTGGCGGAGCTGGTTCACCATCACCCGCAAATGGTTCAAATTCAATTTTTTCATCAGTTACATCCGCAGGTGGTGGTAGTGGTGGAGAAGGACAAAAACCTTCAACTCCACAAATGATTGGTGGTAATGGTGGTTCAGGTGGTGGCGGAGGTGCAGGTTGTGGTTGTGGAAATTTTAGTACTGCAGGAACTGGTAATACACCTCCTGTAAGTCCATCTCAAGGTAATAATGGAGGTGGTGCATCACACACCACTGGTCAATTTGCAGGTGGTGGAGGCGGTGGTGGAGCTAGTGCAGTTGGAGGAACAGCATCATCTTCTCCAAGTCCAGCACCATTTTCTTCAGCAGGAACAGGTGGAGCCGGTGTTTCATCTTCAATTACAGGTTCATCTGTCGCAAAAGCTGGCGGAGGTGGCGGTGGCGGTGTTGGGTGTACTCAACCAACTATAGCTGGAGGAACTGGTGGTGGAGGAGCTGGACAAAGTGGTGGCGGTGGATCAGGATTAGCAGGCACAGCGAACACTGGCGGTGGCGGTGGAGGCGGTGGATTTGCAGGTGGTTCAGGTGTAGTAATAATAAGGTATAAATTTCAATAATTATGAGTGAAATAAAAGTAAATAAAATTAGTCCAAGATCAGGAACAGATGTACAAGTAGGAGATTCTGGTGATACAGTATCTGTTGCAGGTAACATCGTAAAAACAAATGCACTTCAAGCATCGGATGGTGGTAACATTATAAATCAATGCGGAACAACCATTACACTTGGTGCTTCTGGAGATTCAATAGCTCTTGCATCAGGTGCAAGTCAAACAGGTTTTGGAAGAACGGGGACTGTTGATTGGCAGACAGGTTCAATTAAGACATCAACTTTTACAGCAGCAAACGGAGAAGGCTATTTTGCTGATACATCTTCTGGTGCATTCACAATGAACTTACCAGCAGGAACTGCAGGTAACATTGTATCTGTTGTAGATTATACAAATACTTTTCAAACAAACTCTTTAACAATTTCACCAAATGGTTCTCAAAAAATAGGTGGAGTTGCATCTTCTCAAGCTTTAAGTACAGAAGGTCAATCAGTAACTTTTGTTTATGTAGATGACACTGAAGGTTGGAAAAACGTTCAAGATTCAACAAGTAATGTAGTAGGTAACCCTGAAATACAAGCAACTGGTGGAACAGTAACCACATCAGGTAATTGTAAAATTCACACATTCACAGGCCCAGGAACTTTTCAAGTAACATCTATTTCAACAACTCCAGCTAATAATACTGTAGGTTATTTAGTTGTAGCAGGTGGTGGTGCTGGTGGTGGTGGCTATGGTGGTGGTGCTGGTGCTGGTGGATTTAGAGAGGGTAGAACAAATTCTGTTACTCCCTATACTGATTCACCTTTAGGTGCTGCTGGTCATACAATTACAGCACAATCTTATCCAATTACAGTTGGTGCTGGAGGAGCATCTTCTGGTAATAATGGAAGTAATTCGGTTTTTTCAAGTTTTACATCTGCAGGTGGAGGTTATGGTAGAAATGGTAACGCTACATCTTGTGTTGGATCTGGCGGATCCGGTGGTGGTGGCGGAGGCGGTGGTTGTGGTGCAGACGGTGTAGGAAACACTCCACCAGTATCTCCAGCTCAAGGAACTCCAGGTGGTGTAGGAAGTGGAAGTGGGCCACAACCTGAAGGTTCTGCAGCACCAAACTTTGGTCGTGGAGGCGGTGGTGGTGCTACTGATCCAGGAAGCAATGGTTCCAATGTTGAAGGTGGTCAAGGTGGAGATGGCGCAACAACACATATAACTGGTTCGCCAGTAACATACGCTGGTGGTGGTGGCGGAGGAGTATACAACGGTCCAAGACCTGCTTCTGCAGGAGGTCCAGGCGGCGGCGGTGGCGGAGCTGCCGGAAGTTCAAATTCTCCTGGTGGACCTGGAAATATTGGAGGAGCTGGAACAGCTAACACTGGAGGAGGCGGTGGCGGTGGTTCATATTATAATCCTGATATGTCAGGTACGGGTGGTGCTGGCGGATCAGGTATAGTAGTAATAAGGTATAAATATCAATAATTATGAGTAGTAAAATAAAAGTAGATACAATAGCAGATCAGGGTAATAACAACATGCTTGTTAAGTGTGGAAGCACACTTACGATTGGGGCTTGTGGTAACACTGTTGCACTTGCAGCAGGCGCGTCTCAATCAGGTTTTGGTAGATCTGGATCTGTTAGTTGGCAAACATCAATTAAAACAGCAAATTTTACAGCTGCATCAGGAGAAGGATATTTTTGTGATACAAGCAGTGGAGCATTTACGTTAACATTACCAAGTTCTCCTTCAGTTGGAGATATAGTAGCTTTAAAAGATTATGCATCTACTTTTGACACACAAAATTTAACTATAGGTAGAGGTGGATCAAATATGAATGGCTCTGCTTCTGATGCTGTTAGAAGCACTGAAAATGAAAGTTTAACTTTAGTCTATGCTGATGCTACAAAAGGTTGGTTAGCAGTAGAAGAAGGAACAGGATTTATAGGTACAACTTTTTTAAATGCTTCAGGTGGAACTGAAACAACATCGGGTAATTGTAAAATTCATACATTCACAGGTCCAGGAACTTTTACTGTAAGTTCAGTAAGTAATGTGTCTGCTAACAACGAAATGTCTTATTTAGTTGTAGCTGGTGGTGGAACTGGTGGTGAAAGAAATAGTAATAACTATTATGGTGGTGGTGGAGGAGCAGGAGGATTTAGAGAATCAAAAAGTCCAATAACACCATATACGGCTAGTCCTTTAGACGGAAGACCGAGTGCACCAAATATAGTAACAGTTACAGCACAAGGTTATCCAATCACAGTTGGTGGTGGAGGAGCTAAAGGTGGTGGCTCTGGAACTTGTGGTAGTAGTTCAACTTTTTCAACAATTACATCAGCAGGTGGAGGACATGGTGGTTGGGCTTTAGGTCCAACAAATAAAATATGTGGAGTATCAGGTGGTTCTGGTGGTGGGATCCCAGGTTGGTATCCTGGTTGTGCAGGAAGTGGAAACACTCCGCCAACAACTCCCCCTCAAGGAAATGCTGGAAATAAACCTTCAGCACCTTCTCCAGCAGTTTCTGCTGGTGGTGGAGGTGGTGCTACACAAGCAGGTCAGGCAGCACCTAATAATTCAACAGGTGGAACTGGTGGTGCAGGAGCAACAACATCTATTACAGCAAGTCCAGTGGTTTATGCTGGTGGCGGAGGTGGAGCTGGTTGGACAGCGTGTGGTGGACCAGGTGGAACTGGTGGCGGAGGAAAAGGAGCTAGTAAAGGACCACCTCCTGCTAGTGGAGTTCCTGGCGTTGATGGCACAGCAAATACCGGTGGTGGCGGTGGCGGTGGAGGTGCTGATTATGTGCCTACATCTGGAGGTAATGGTGGAGCTGCGTCTGGAGGTTCAGGAATAGTAATAATAAGATATAAATTCCAGTAGTTGAATGAACAAAATTTATAATATATAATAGGAGATAATTATGGCACATTTTGCAAAACTAGGAGCTAACGGAAAAGTTATTCAAGTGTTAACTATGGATAACGATAAGATGTTAAATGCTGATGGTGTTGAAGATGAAACAGTAGGTCAACAGTGGTTAGAACAACATAACAACTGGCCTGCACAGATGTGGATTCAAACATCTTACAATACAGCAGGTAACACACATTCATCTGGTGACAACTCAAAAGCATTTAGAGGAAACTATGCAGGTATAGGTTATACTTGGGACGAGGATGACAATATCTTCTGGCCTAAAAAACCTTATACATCTTGGGTAAAAGATACTACAACTGCAAGTTGGAAATCACCAATTGGTGATGCTCCTGCATTGACAGCAGATCAACAAGCACAAAACGAAGCAAATACGCATAGATGGGATTATGTCTGGAACGAATCTGGACAATCATGGGATCTAACTAATTTATTGGCAGAATAATATTTTTATGGCATAAGGTCTTATGCACAAGAAAGTATTAAGTGAACAGGCATTATTTTATGGTGATGTGGCAATGCCTAAAAATTGGGACATTGACCGAAATAAATTATCAGGCGATATATTACAATCAGTAATTCAGAACAAAGATTTTCCCTTCTCACGAACATTTGATATGTTGAATACTTACTTGAGAGATCATATAAATTTAGACTATGGTTTTACTTTAATTAACAAAGATACCTTTGGTAACATTTTTAAGCCAGGAGAAACATCACAACCTTTTATAAATGTTGATCCAGTAGATTTACGTAACTCTCCAGATTATACATTACTCTATGGTGTAAAAGTTAAGGACTGTATGATAAGAATACACTATGAAGACAATAGACGTAAAGGTAGGTCTTGGGATATAGAACTCAAAAATAATATGTTCATTATGTTTCCTTCTACTAACTTGTATTACATAACTAATAATCAAAAGGATAGTTTAAATTTTGTACAAACTATATTGTATGAATATATCTAATTACTATTGGTATTTTAGTGGTGTGCTTACACCAAAATTTTGTGATGATGTAATAGCTTATGCTAATCAACAAAAAGAAGTTATGGCTAGAACAGGTGGCTATGGTGATAAAAAATTAAATAAGGAAGAAGTTAAAAATTTACAAAGAAAAAGAAAATCAGATTTAGTATGGCTTAATGATACTTGGATATATAAAGAATTACATCCATATGTACATAGAGCAAATGCAATGGCTGGTTGGAACTTTGATTGGGAGAGATCTGAGTCTTGTCAATTTACAAAATATAAACACAACCAATATTATGATTGGCATTGTGATAGTTGGGATAAACCTTATGAAAAAGAAGGACCCGACAAAGGTAAGATTAGAAAACTATCTATGACTTGTCAATTAACAGATGGTTCAGAATACAAAGGTGGTGAATTAGAATTTGATTTTAGGAACTATGATCCACATATGAGAGATGAATCAAAACACAGAATACAATGTAAAGAGATATTACCAAAAGGATCTATTATTGTATTTCCTAGTTTTGTGTGGCATAGAGTTAAACCAGTAACATCAGGCACAAGATATAGTCTTGTGGTATGGCATTTAGGGAGGCCTTTTAAATAATGTTTAT